CATCATTACTACTATGACTTTGATCAAACTTGTAGGTGTTACGCTCAAACAGATCTAACTCGACATCTGCTGTGTCAGTTGATCCATCAATTGCGTACTTATTTTGAGATGCATCACCATTAGCATTAGAAGCATTATGATACGGATGATCAGAAGGATTTCCAGTAACGACAGTCACCGTATAAGTTATTGTTGTAGCAGAATATCCACTTATTAATATAGAAGCAGAGACACCAGTAGCTGAAGCGACTGCTCCTGCCGTTACAGACTCATCACCAAAACCTATTGTTCCAGTTAATCCAGTTTCAACAACTCTAGCTCCAGCAGCAGCTAACACATCTCCAACTGCCGTTGTTCCTGCAACTCCAGTGACACTAAACGTACATGTTCCAGTAATTGTAGGAGTTTGAACGAGAGCTGATGCTACGTTGGTAGCTGGTGTTATGGTTTGCCCAACATCAGCAAATACACCACCACCCCATATGTGATCACCCCAAGCAGAGCTACCCCAACCAGATAGAAATCCAATTGTGGCTTCGAAACCAGTAACTGATATACTTATTGGGATTGCACCAACAGCACTACCAACAAAAGTGTTTCCAGAAACACCAGTAACTGTAATAGTAAAAACACTACTAGCTAGAACAGTGCCTACAGATGCAGTAGCTTGTAGACCAGTTTCTACTACTGTAGATCCAGCAGTAGTGCCTTCATTACCAACGGCTGTTGTACCAGCAACACCAGTAACGGCAAAAGAGGCGTTACCAATGCCACCCCATCCAACAGCACCCCAAGTGCCTTGTCCCCAGCCGTTAGCCATAGAACCTCACAATTGTTCGGTTAAGCTATACGAATAATAGCGTTAGAAGCGTCAGCAGTTGGAAATTGAATTGTAAATGTACCAGATGTTGAAGTCTTGTTAGATGTAAAATCTAATACACAAACAGCTTTATTACTGTCAGAACTATTGTAAATTAAAGCTCCCATTGCAGTAATTGATGCAGTTGTAAAACTTAAATCTGCAAAATCTGTGAACGCAGTAGTTCCAGATGTGGTTGGATCTACTCTTGTTAAACTTGCTCCACCTGTTGAATATGAACCACTTGATGTTACTTCACCAGTTGTAACGAGTGCAGTTGTTGCTGCACCTAAGGTTGCAGTTGTTGATCCTTTAGCTCCAGTGCCTTCTGCAAAAAGTGCTAACTTAAAATCATCACCACCAGAGTTTTTAAAATTGTGTACACCTTCTAATAACTCTTTTTTGAAGGAAGTACACATTGCTTGTGCTATAGCCATATTAGAGTCTCCTTATATATTCAGCCGTTTCCTTTTGACCACTTGATCTTAAGGCTTGAATTATAGTACCACGCTCTTCTCTTCTTGCCAATAGAAGATAATGATACAGCACTTTTTTAAGATGCTCTCTAAATTGATTTGCTTGTTGTCTTATATGTGGTGGTGCTTGATCTGATATACTAACTATTTTATCAACGGCTAAATCTGCAATCTGTTCATTGCTTAACCCACCTTGATTTGAAGTCTTAACATTTACACTTCCAACCTCTGAAACACTTACATTAAACATTTTTATCCTCCTCATATGTTACACCTGGAATATCTTCTCTACCAATTATGTTAGGCGTTGCATCCAATGGTTCTGGTGGTTCTAATTTTGATTTTTTTGTAATAAGCATACTACCTTGTGTTGTTGTAGATACAAGTGGATCATCAAGTCTATGATAGCCATATAGTTTTTGATCCTCCGAGACATTAGTATCTAATAAAGAAGAATTATTTGCTATATGTAATTTAATTCCCTTTGATACTGCAATAGCCAACCAAAACTCACAACAAGCTCTACCTGCTTCTGCAAAGTTAACTGCCTTGTGTGTAAAATCTATACCGTATAAATGCAAATCAGAGACTTCTTCTGCCACTGCATAAGCAAGTGCATAAGCAACAGTATTGTTAAGGTAAGCATATTTAGTTTTTTTCAACACTTTTTGTAGGGGATATTCTACAACATCAGGACATCTTTCATCTAACGTACAAGAAAAAATAGGTACATTAAGTTTCACTTTTAACCTGTCTGACATTATATTAGTTTGCTTTCCTGCATTAGGTGTGTCAAGGAATCTTGATGGAGGGTCCATCATAAAACACTTGTCATGGTATATTACACCTGACATGGAATTAATAGCCCATACCTCATCAAATTTTTCACTTCTAATTTTGGCTAATATATATTCTGAAAAACTATTGCCGAGACCAACAATAGCTATGCTTTTGTTTTTCATTTTGCTACCTTTATTGTTTTGGAATCCTAACTAATCCCTCTCTATATGCGTCTGTATTTTCTTGTGCCTCACCATATATCTTAAGTCTGCTCATGGCTTCAGTAAATCTTGCAGTGTATAATTGAATTAAATCAGATTCACCTTTCATAAAAGTGTATGCCTCAATCAAACTAGCATATAGTAAAGCATCTGGAGCATTAGTGCTAATCCAAGTGCTGCCTGAGTCATCCGTTGTAAGCGATGCAGGTCTATAATAATAGTGCAATTCCACTGCATAGCTTGAATCTGGAGTTGGTGCTACAATAAAATTGTCTACATCAAAAGAAGAATAAAATCTAGGAGTTCCTGTAGTTGCAGGGTTCGGTGTAAACTCTTGTATGTAGTTGACATCTTTTTGTAAAAGAAAAATATTTTCACTATCTTTTACAAAAGACAATGAAAAACTTGCAAGATAATCAGTTGGTTTTTGCAAAAACTTATTACCACTCGTCATTGCTCCAGTAACATTTTTTCTAAAGTAATCTAAATCAACAACTTTAAAAATTCTTTCTTCAGCATTTTTTATAAAAAAAGGTATCTCAGCTACAAATACAGACTCATCGTTTTGAGTCCATTCTTTAATAGAATTTGTTAATGTTGTTAATGTAAAACTCATGTTATGCTCACTGTAACTGTACCAACCGAAGCTGTAGCACTAAAACTTGTTAATAAACTTCCTAAGTTACCCAATCCAGTATTAGTATAAACTATAAACTTTTTATTGTCATCTTCCACATCTGGTCTAGCATCTCTAATTGCTTCAAGATCAGTTCTTATTCTTGGTGGTGTAAGTTGTGGATGTTTTTCTTCATATTCGTCATATCCAACAATACTGCCATTCCATTCTTTTCTCATATCTTTAATACGATAACGAAATCCAGACCTGTCAGATATTCTATAAGCATATTTACCTTTAGCAAAAGCCATTAGCCAACCTTATAATAATCAAGCTTTGGAGTAATACTAAAAGAAGATCTATCTCTATCTTCGCCTATTGCTCTCTCAAACTCCTCTTCATACACAGTTTTAAGTAATTGTATTCTGTCAGGAGCTCTTTTCATTGCAATATAATATGCAAGTCCAGCAGTTAAACATGGAAAAAATCTAAATGGTATCTCAAGTGTATTTACTTGTGTGTCTGCATCCTGCATTCTAGTTAAAGCATCATAAACCAACACATCTGTGCTATTTTCAGGTGTGGGATATAATTTTAAATTAGGTGTTATCTGTCTATCAAGAAAATATTGTGTTGGTCTTCCTGTGGTTGATTTAGTTGGGATGTTTATGTAAGTGTCCCTACTTATTCTACTCATGCTAAAATCAGTACCACTTCTTCTTACTACCACAGATAAAACATCAATAAGATCTGTACCAAGACTGTATTCAGTTGTACCTGATGTTAAAGCTTGAGTTCTTTGTTCAATGGTCCATTGATTCAAGCCACGATTTGCCCATTCAGCTAACATGATGTTCATAGACCGTTTAGCTGTTTGCAAATCGTAGCCTGTTCTAGCTTGTAGACCACATCTCTCAAAAGCTTCTTCAATGTACTCTGCTACATCTAACTCAAAGTTTGTGGAACTTGAGGTTGTCATTAAGCTTTACCACCTTTTTTCATTTTTTTAGCCATGCCACCACCACGCATTTTCTTTGCAGCCATGCCACCACCTCTCATTTTTTTTACCTTGCCACCCATCATCATTTTAGCAGCTTTAGCCATGTCTTTTGACATGGACATCATTTTTCTTGGACTCATTGCCATTTTAGTCTCCTATAGTAGTTTTCACGTTGCTTATAAATGTCTTCAACATCGTACCTATTATAATAATTATCATAATAACCAAGTTTCTTCAATTTATTTGCACTTTCTTGAAGCTTACTTAATCTTTGTACGAATATCAAAGAATATTCCTCACTGACAATTTCATCAAATGAACCATCATCTATTAGTTCATTTACATCATCATCAGGGTGGAATCCCATTAACCAAATATCTCTTTGGTCAAATTTTTTGTCATGGATTAATGCATTCAAATTTGATAAGTTGTTATGAAATATATCGTTATCTTCATAGCACTTATCTATAATAATAATTAAATCTTTTGAGTCATGGAACTTATTTATTAAAGTATAAACAATATCGTAACTATCAGTATTTTTTAAAGCGAAACTTACTTTTTTATTTTTCCAAGCACTTTTTGCATATGGACATGAGGGCAAGTTATTATAATTTTTATTAGGAACTTCAAGGGCGTGCTTTGACCAGGCTTTTATTTCTTCAACAATTTTTACCTCGTCTACTATACTCATTTTTTCTTTTTTCTCCTAGCTGCTTGAACTCTTCTAGGCTTACCTGCTGGTTGACCTAATCTAATCTTTTGAGAAATGCGTTTACGCTTTTCAGATTTAGTCATTTCTGAACCAGTTTTTGGAGTTTTACTGGATATTCTTTTTGATGGTCTACAATAAGGTGTGCCACGTTTTTCACCCTTTTGTCTGCCACAGGGCTTTCCTGTTCTTTGATCCTTCCAATCTTCTTTAAACCATCTCTTGAGAGCAAGACCAGCTTTTGTTTTGCGAACAGCCATTATCTAAACTTTGTTACTTTTCTTCTATTATTCATAACAACACCACAACCTCTTGCAATGTTTGGATTTTTTGTTTTTCTTTTCCTAGTTTGTTTTGGAACAGAGCCACCATTTTTAAACATTTTGGTAACATTACCTTTTGAATCTACAGTAAATTTAGCTCTAGATGGTCTAGACTCAAACATCTTATCAACTTTTCTAATGGCTTTTTCTATATTTTTTTTATTAAATTTTGGTGTAGTTCCGACTTCTTCAAATTTGACATCACCACCATTAGCCATTTGCACAACGCCACCCATTGCTTTTTTCTTAGCTTTCTTTTTACCACCAGTTCCGTAATTAGCTGCTCCTACCTTTCGGCATTTAGCAATGGCTCCTGAAGCATAAGCTGATGGAAAAACTCTATAACGAGCTTTAACTTTATGATAACAAGCGTCTTTAGGCATAATATCTTCCTTTCAATACTTTCCAACAGGTACACCAATATTTTCTCTTCATACATTGAGGACAATCACTTAGTGGTTTTCCTGTTGCTCTTAGAACTTCTCCTTTTTTTAGAGGCACAATGTGCTCTTTCAGAAAATCCTTTAGGTCTTCTGCAATTGATTTTACGTTTCCTCGCATTACTCCACTTCCTTTTTTGGGGAGGTTTTGACACTTGACGTGACATTTGTGACCTGCCCATAACCATTAGAAAAACTTCTCAAGAACTGCAACTCCTATTATAACTCCATAAATACCCCATAAACGAGTATCTAATTTGTTAAGTTTATTGTTAATGCCATCAAATCTAGCATTGCACACTGACTCATGTTTTTCCAACATTTTTAATAATTCTTTACTTGTCATCTAACACTTCCATCGTCTTCTTGCTTGTCTTAATCTACTGTTAGGATTTTTTGCTGCCTTTGGAAATTTTTTCATTTGACCAGCAGATCTAGCACAAAAAGATTTTCTTCTTTTTGCAGCCTTGCTGCCTGGCTTTACTTTTCCTGTCACAGCAGTCTTAAGTTTACTGCCAGGGTTATCACGTCTATAACGTGCAACCCCAGCTTTAGTCATACCTGCTCCACTTTTTGTAGAGCGAAAGTATTTTTTAGTTTTAGGAGGCTGTTTATCTTGCTTCCTAGCCATTAATAGCTCTTTCTAACCTGCATAATAACAGTGTAAGTGTCTGCTGAACTATGCCCTACAGTTGTAAACTTAATGTCACCAGTGACACCAGAACTAGCAGGATTTACCAAACCACCGAAAGATGTGTAATCGTGATGTCCACTTTGATTTTCACCAAGTTCTATACAAAAATCGTCAGTTGTAGCATCAAATAAAACTTTTACTTTCATGCCATTGCACTGCCACCACATTTTTTCAATTGTAGCTCTTGTGCAAGCTTCACCACGAACATTTTTTTGTAATGCAGAAACATCAACTTTTGTTACTGCGTCTTCACCAGTTCCGTCAGAGATATTAGTAAATTTAAAAACAGCAATTTGATTACCATCCTGTAAGGTTTGAGAGGTAACTGCGTCTGCCATATAACTCTCCTATTATTGATCAGCGAAAGCTGGAGCAGTCGTTGATGTTACGTTACCAAAAATTTGATAGTTAGTTGTATCAATTCCAACAATAGTCACATCAAATCCAGCAGGAACATTTAATTGAATACTGCTGTTTGAGTTACCATCAGAAAAAACTGAACTTACTTCATTACCATCAGTATCTAAAAATGTTACTCCTCCAATGTAAAAGTTTGAATTGCCAGGTGTAACGATTAAAGCATCTGTTCCATCAGCAGCTCCACCAGCATAAACAAATCTAAATGAAGATCCAGCTATAGGAGCAGGTAATGTGTATGTATTATCCTGAGATCCATCTGGCACAAGTAAAATTCTTCCACTGTGAGTTGCATTAGTTAAGGTTACGTCACCATCAGATAAGCTTACTGGTGCGCCACCAAGTGTTGTAATCTCTGTAATTGTACCAGTTGTTGCATTTTTACTAATGGTTTTAATCGTGGTTTCAGAACGTATAGGTCCTGAGAATGTTGTATTAGCCATGTATATCTCC